CCGTGGCTTGTCTACTTTAATTTGTGAGTATGTGGGATAACTTGATTGGGTGGAATAGTAACGACAATATCTTCACAAGTAATAGCACTAGGAGTATTAGGTTTAAAGTAAACACCTAAGTTCGCCTGTTTTGCACACATCTCCAAACGATAGAGGCTGATTTCCATTTTAGTTTTCTTTATCAACAACTTTTGAGCTTCTATATTTACTTGGGTCGCTTCATGGCAAAGAGCAGGAGATTTCCCTAATGGAATATTTATTTGGGCAGAAATTCCATAATTTAAGTTAAAGTTTTCTTTTTCAAATCGAGGAGTTTCCTGTACATATTTTATCGCTCCAGTATTCTCGTCATATATATTTTGTCTAGTAACAGTTTCTCTAGGTAAAGAAAATGTATGAGAATCGGTTACATATGGAGTGATCGTAAGGCTAGGAGAAGCACAGACAATACCCTGACTCATCCTAAAACTTGGCATAGAAGAAGGTGTAATCATTGTGGCATTGTTGTTAACGACACCTTGGGCATTACTACTTGGCGAGGCCACTGTAGTGTTTGCAAGGGTTTTGACGGGACAAAGAAGTAAAGCTATTGCCCAAATGTAGTTGTAGTTTCTACTGTGGTTGTTGTGTTTATTGTTCTTGTTATTGTAGTTACTGTGTCTAACCCTGGGGTTATTAGAGTTTCTTGAAGAGAAAAAGCTGACCCTGGAGTTACTACTTTCCATCTTGGAACGGCTTCGAGATTTGGTGAAGTCCAACTAAAACTTACTCCTCCGACTGTTTGTTCTGTGAGAGTTGTAGCTGTAGGGTTGATATAGTTATTTGTATCGGCACTTTCAATATTGTGTCCTGATGCAGAGTAGGAATATCCTGTGCGATATTGATGGCTTGTGATGGTTTCATTTATTACTGATTCAGAGGTTGAAGAAGTCTGACTCGAACCACTACGAAATTGTGGAACTACAGGAACAGCAAGGGTTCTTATAGGACATAGTAATAAAATCAGTAGCCAAAGTCTAGTCAATCGTAATACGGACAGTAGTAGAGCCAATGCAACTTGTTCCGCTACCTCCTGCTGTGCAAGTATGTATTCCTGAACTGACACTCGTAAGGGCGAGCGACCCCGCAGTTCCTCCAGAAATTACTGTTGTCTGTCCGCCAAGAACAGGGAGACTTGCAATACCGCTAGAAGGAGTGATTGCAGTTTGTGTTCCATCTCCAGCTTGATAACTTTCGCTGAGAGAAAAAGCAGATCCAGCAGTTGTTACTGTTTTATTTGTATGCACTGCGTTTGGTGCTCCATTATTACCGAAACTTCCAAGATTCAAGCCACCAATTCCATTAGTTACAACACTATCTCCTGTTCCTGTAGAAGTGGTAATATTATTTCCGCTTATGCTGTAGCTTGATGGGGCTGCATTAGTAATGACATAAGGCGAGTCAATAGAAATCTGTGCAGAGGTTACAAATTCCTGCTTGATATTAGCGTAAGCTGGTGCTGATATGAGAAATAAAAAAGGAAGTAATTTTTTCATTGTTTTGGAGGAATGCGGTCAGCCTTAGTAACATTAGGCTTTTGTGTAATTAGTTCAATAGGTTGTTTTATGATAATTGTTTGATAGCCCTCAGAGTTGTTAAGATTAACACCATTTTCTGCTTCTTCTTTCTTTTTCTTCTTTGCTCCCTGTGCTGCATTAACACTAATACCTAGCCCACCAAGAATATTTCCTAAAAGTCCAGCAGCAAAAGTACTATCAACTCTAGGTTGATCTGGTATTTCCATTCCGAATAGTTTATTAGGCAGTTTTACATATCCAAGAGATAAAACTAATAAACACCAAGTCAAAATAAAAGCTTGAGCAACAGTAGAAACTAAAAAGGTGATTTTCTCCTGATAATCAGGTTTATCATCTTCTAATTCTTTACTTTTTTTGGGTAAATCTTTTGTCTTGTCTGACATAACTAGGATTTATTAGTCATACTATACATAAATATAGCTTAAAACAATGCCAGAGGTATATGGAGCGTTAATAGGAGCAGCAGCCACCGCTTTTCTTATGGTTTTATCTAACGTAAGTAATCGAAGAGAAAGAGATATTAGAGAATTATTTAACAGATTAAATCAACTTGAAAAGGCCGTGAGTAGGATAGAAGGTCAAAATCGTTAATGTTTGGTATGTTTGAGATAGAACATATATCTTCTTATGTATAAAATTTTAAAACCAATTCTAATGACTTTTTTAACAACAACTGCTGTTAAGAAATTAGTCATAGATTTATTAAAATCAATAGCACAACAAACTACAAATACTTTGGATGATAAAGCGGTTGCAATTTTAGAGAAACAACTTTTTCCTCCTGCAAAGAAATGAAGATTACTAAATTTCTCAACATCGACATAGAACCAGCACCTCCTGAGTTGGAATTAGAAATTGAAATGCAATGTAGAGAAATTATGAAAAGTAATGATTTAGATAATGTAAAAAGATATTGCACACATATGGTTAGAAAAAAGTTTGATCAAGATGTTTTTATGGCTTCTTTATTGAATAGATTGATTGAGTTAGAAGCTAATCGTGTTGTGGTAGGAATGAGGAAAAGAAGATTTACTAATCCGATAAAGAAGTTTTTTCGTATTCGTTAAGTTCCTCATCAGTGAAATCTCTGATAAATAATTTATCAATCTTATCGATCTCGTAATTAAATTTAAGAACTGCTGTTCTTATATGTTCGCTAACCCAGTTACCTTCATTTGTAACAACTTGAGCTTTACCTCTTTCATTTATAAATATGTAATGATCTTGACCTTTCATTTGAATTTCTAAGAAATTCTTTTCTAAATTTTTGCGTCTTATTTCCTTAAGTTTCCGTAACTTAATAACAGACTTTCTTACAGGTTTCATTTTTTAAATATAAGGCATAGTTTAAAACATATGCCTTTTGTAAATAATTTTAAAATAGACCTTGAGTGTCAGGAGCATCCTCTATTTTTTGTGGATTAATGTTGCCATAAATGCCGTAGTCTCCTTCCAACGCTTTAGCGTTGATATATATACATTTAGTTTGAACGTTTTCTTTTTTTGCGAAATCGAAGATTTTTCCATCTGATTGTTTTGTATTGACTAGGTTTTGTATATGTTCCATGAAATGTGTAACAGATTCAACTGGAATACATAAAGTAAGTTGATTTCCAAATCTACCATCATTTATGTTAAATTTGATAGGTAGTGGAAGTGCTGGATTAAATTGAGAATTAGTCATTGAAATAATTTTGTAAGACAGTTTTGATAAATTGATTGGGAGGAACATTATTGTTTTTGCAATAAGTTCTTATTTTTTCTGCAAGTTGATCATCTGTACGAACAGTAAAGATGTTTCTGTTGTAATCTTTATGGCGATCTTGCTTGCGTTCTTGAAGTTGATTTAGAACTTGTTTCCCTGCAAATTCTGCTTCTTCTTGAGTCATAAGGAAGAGTCAATTTCATTTATTAAAAGTGTAAGGAACTTACCTTGTTCAGCAGTTCTTATGTCAGCAGGGCCAATTTTTTCTGCTGTGATCTTGTATTCTTTTTTGTATTTGTTGATGACCTCGTCTTTTTTGTCAGGATACTTTTCAGATAAACTCATAATTCTCTTTACAAGAGCATCAAGGACAGGTTTTGCTATGGGATTACCATAGTTCTTGTCTTCAATAGATTCAACAGGTTCGGGTTGTTGATTAGGTTTATCAGGAGTTCTTGCTATACCATCCTTTGTTTCTTGTTGTTCTTGATCTAATTCTTTAACTTCAACTCTTGCCCAAAGTTCAAAAGCATCTCCAAAAGAATAACAGCCACAAGCACATAAACATCTTCTATGAGAGTTCTGTACATCATTAGCTGAAATCTTTTCATATTCAATTGGTTTGTTGTAATTATTTGTTATGGCATAAGGAAATAAAGGTAACTTAATTCCTGTAACTACATTTTGAAAGTAACCCATAAGTAAACCAGTGTTGTCGGGTTGCTTCCAAACAAAATCTCCATCTCTGTTAGGCTCTAAAGCAAAATACCAATTAGGTGCATTCTCTCTGATTCTTTGTGCTGTCTTTGCCCAAGCACTATAGTCAAATTTACCTTTTTTATAAAGATCTCCAGTAGTTAAGATCCCTCCTAAGTTAGGAATAGTATATGTTTCGACTTTAGGTTCATCGTAATAAGTCACTTTAAAGTCTGAGGCGGTTGAAGTGGTCATGTTTAATTAGTATTAGTATACTATTAGTATACTAATCACAAATAGAGGATATTGCAATATATGCTCCTGGTAATTCATCTTTATTTACATATCTCTTCTTTGTATTAAGTTCTACAACAAGAGAATCATCTTCCAATACACTTCCTCCCGCACTAACAGATAATCCATCTAAAGTAGACCTAGCCAACTTATCGATATCTCCATTACCTCTACTTGTACAAAATTTAGGTGCTGATGGTTTTAATACATCTGCATTCTTTCCTGTTCCATAATGTGATTTAGGTCTAGGAAACACAAATTCTATATCTGTCCTAACAGGTAAATTCAATGCTCCACTGTTATAACATTCAAGTGCAGCTTCTTTTACATCACTTCTCCAAGGTTTAACTTTCTTAGATGCTTCAATCATTGCACCCCAACGTGTAAGGGTTTTAGATCCTTGAGGAGCAGGGATTCCTACTACTCTTATTGTTATTTCGTTCATTAGATTTTGATTTTTCTCCATTCAATTTTATCCAGAGGACAATGATAAAACTCTTGACTGACATTTTCATATCTTCCATCTTTGACTGTTTTTGTAAACCAATGATCAAAAGTATTTGTTTTGACTAAAGCAGCATGAGTTCTTGTCTTATTAAGAATGTAATAACAAGTAGGAGGATCAGGTAATGTTTTGTCATAGGAATGCTTTGCACAAACCATAAAATTTTTAAAAGGCCAATCGTTTAAATTAGTAAATTCAGCATTCAATCCTTTAACTTCAATTCTTATCCATTCATCATCTTTTGTTTGTATAAATAGATCTCCATCATCTGCATATTTTTCATGACTAGAGGCAGTAGGAGAACATTTCTGTCCATTGATACGAATGGTAAAACCATGATGATGAAAATAATGAGCAACAATAAATAAAGCTTTTGTACTCTCTTTTAAATGTTCTGTAAACTTCTTATGATTCTCTGTTGTCATTAACCTTCAAGTTCTCTTATACGTCTTTGAATATCATCAAACTGTACTACATATTCTTTATCAGTAATTTCTCTTTGAAACCATTGCCATTCAAGTGATGCAATTTCATTGTTTAATTTTGTGATCAAATACTTTTTTCTTTGATTCAGTTCTTGATAAAAACATTTCATCTCATTACTTTCCATTTTCTTCTTAGTTTTGCATTTAATTGTTTTGTTTTTTGTCTTTTTAGACTTAGATAAGTGTCATTGAGTTCATCAATCAGATGTTCAAAATCTCCTTGAGATGACAACTCCAATGATCTTTCAAAGTTAACGATTGAAGCTTTTATTAGCTCCAGGTCTCTACCTGAGACATCAAGTATATATCTCATTTTTTTACTTTCCTTTCTTCTAAATCTTCAAATGGGTCTGTATCTGTCCACTTTCCGTCTTGAAAAATTCTTAATTTATCAGGATTATTTAAATTAATACCTATTGCACCTTCTGGAATATCGCTTATTTTTTTTGCGTAATTCCAAACTTTAGGCAAATTGTTTTTTTTAGTCATCGTTTAGTCCACTCCGAGATAAGTTTTCTTAGCTCCTCGATACGTTTCTGAGCAGCTTCAATTCTTTCTTTTTTTGTCATCTTTAAATTTTGTTCTTGGAATATACTTCCAACCAACAATAGTTGGAACAATCATAAAATCTTTGGTGTAACTCGTAAGAGAACAATAACTGTTATACGGATCAACAGTTGAGCCAAAACCAATCATTAAAACACCACCTGTTTAGCTTCAAACTTTTCCCATGCTTCCTGCCATGCATCCTTGCATCTTTGTACAGGTTGATCTTCATTTAACATACATTTTCCCTTATATGCCCAGACAGTATTACAGATATCTGGCTCTATATCACAATTTAGTTTCAACATTTCGATGTAGCAACCTAATTGTTTATCTGTTTTATAAGGTTCTCTCCAACCTGTTCTTTTCTTGAAGTCATATTTAGTATCTCCCTTAGTTTTGAGATCAATCAATCTAATCTTCTTAGCCTTAGTGTCATAACCAATAAGATCAAGTTGACCTCCTAAATCTTTATCAGGATTGCTCATCATATATTCAACACCCATAGGTTCAAAATGTGTAAACAATTCAAGTGCAAACAATGGAATAGCCCATTCTTGATATTCCCCCATATCAATATCATCACTACCTAACATCTTCTGTTCTAAACAGTAATGAACAATTTCTCCTCTTGGTTGCCAAATATGCCTTAATCTTTCAATATTTTTCTTGGCTTCTTCATCTAAATCACTACAAACCTGAGTAGTTGAATACTTTAGCCATTTATTAGACTTCTCACAAAAATATTTATGTGTAGCTTCATGTCTGAAGATAGGAAGTCTGGAAAGTTTTTGGATGGTGGTCATGTTTAATTAAAAATAAGTTGGTAAATCTTTAGGGTTTGTTAGTTCTACTTTTTCTTCAGCTGGAGGAGGTGGTGGGGGTTCTTTTAGCCTAGCAAGATTACGATATTCGACACCTTGATAACCTTGAGGGAAAGCAGGATTGCCTTTACAGTTGTTTACTACTTCTGACCATCCTGGGGGTGGGGTGTCTAAGTCTTCAAGAGTCCACATCATACGATCAGGATTCTTTGGATTAGGTTTTTTCAAACCATCTTTGAGAAGTTTTATTAAGGATGTCTGATCAAATAGTCTTTCCATTAATCTTCTCCACTTGTTGCATCTAGGTTGATCCATTTGTTTGTATCTTCCTGATATTCCCAACAGCATTGATACTGATCAAGATATATATATCCGTCATAGGGATTATTGGGAAAGTGAATCTTCTCATCAAAACCATAAGCATTCATCATTTATGTACCTCCTGACAATATTCCTTTAACTGACTACCATATTTTTCGATAACAACCAATCTTACAGATTCAGGTATTGTTACATATTCAGGTATTGGATCAAATATATTTTCAATCGTAGAGATTGCACCATATGCTTTACCATCTTCTTTTACCCAAGTTACGTTAACTAAAGGTTTTTCTGGATGAATACCACTTTCTTTTTTAAAAAAGCAACCAGCTTCTATTAATTCTATTTCTACATTCATGATTCAAAACCTCCCTTCGCTGTAAATACTCTCTGTGCAGGATGATTGTTTTTTGGTTCTTCTGTAAATTTAGATTCCTTTATCTCATAAATATCCTTCCATCCCCCTGCTATTGCCTTTTCAAGAGCATTCTTCTTGCCTTGAGGTGGAAATGTTCGTAACTTCTTAAAAATCCTCTCAGAAACGCTTGTAGAACAAGTTGCCTTATTTCGATGTCTGATAGCCCACCATTCAACAATTAGATCAGCATACTCTTTCAAATCCCCAGGGATCATATTTGGTGAGATTACTGAAGAAGCAAAAGGATCAGATCCATTTGTTAATTGCTTTGGTTTAGCTTTTTTCTGCTTCATCCTCATCTCTTTTCTGAGAATTGTTCGGATGTATTGAGATTTTTTAAATTCTTCGCCTTTGTTCTTTTCCAAAAAGTCATTCAACTCAGGATCAAGATAAACGGCGACTTTAATCTTATCGGACATTGGATACTTAGTGTACATTTTAGACACTAAAGGTATTTATTTTATTTGTCAAGC